GGCGGCTTCCAAGGAAGTCTCGTTCAAATCGGTTTGGGTAGAAGGAGTGTTGCTGTTGACGCCGCCAGAGATCAACGGATGGTTGGCGTTGAACAAAGACACGCCGTCGCCACCGGGGTAGCTGGAGCTAAAGCCATTGTTCAGGACGGCAGCAGCCTTGACCTGTTTGGTGTAAGCCATAGCGCGAGCCAATGACTTGGTGTAACGAGACGACAAGCTGTCGTACAAGTTATCTTCAATCGCTTCTTCAGTGATTGAGAAACCCAAGGCGATGGTTTCGTGTGTATAGCGGGTTGACCATGCTTCTTGTGCATTGTCGTAAGCGATGGCAGAGCCTTCGTTCTTGACAGGTGCGGCAGAGAAGCCGGACAGCTTGGTTTCTTCTTCAAAGCTACGCTCCGATTTCTCGGTTTCGTAGATTTCCTTGTGCTCTTCGCCGTAACGGGCGTACTCCATGCCGAACAGAGCGTTCAAGCCGGGCAGCAGTTCTTTGAGCAGTTGTGCGCGTGAAATAGCCATGTTTTACTCCTTATCAGACGCCAGTGGTGTTGTTGTACTGATGGAGGTTGATCTTCACGATGAACTCATAGTAGTACGTTGTACCACCAGAGACATAGGAAGTTTCAGGAACCACATCAACCACGCGGATGGGATAGGCAGAGGTGGTAGCCGAGGCACCATCAACGCCATAGTACGAATCGCCAGTCGCGGTCGAACCAACTTGGGCAACGATAGCCACGTTGGAACCAACCAGGGCACGAGTGTAGCCGGAAGGAGTCGTGGTGTTGCCGTTTGTGGCCACAACCTTGAAGGTCGCGTACGGATCATCCACAACGTACGCATACGCCGGAGCGGAAGCGGTCGAAGCGGAAGCGGGGTAGTACTGACCCTGAACGGTTTGGCCGTTCGAGTTCACATACTGGCAACCAACCAAAACACCGACTGAATCGCCGGAAGTCGTGGTGGTCTTGGCCACGAGAAAACCCGTGGTGTCAATGACGACGGTGTCGCCATTCAGGATTGCAGTAGCGTAGCTGGCTGCAATGGGGATCAGACGAGTCTGACCGGCGTAGGGCAGGCCATCCAGTCGCTGGATGGGCTTAAAGCCGTACGTCTTATCGACGGAAGGATAGGCCATGGATTACTCCTTGTTACTTTGAACCTGAACCAAAACCCCCACCGCGCGTCGTAGACGTTTTCTTGTCCGAGAACAGCGGCATGCGAGGATCATTGTTTCGCAAAAAGTGGTTGTCCACTGAATTCATCTGGCCTTCAGCTTGCCTGTTGAAATAGTCTTGACGGGAGCGGAAGAGTTCGGTGGGCATCTTGCAGAGCATGAGACCGCCAATTTCAACGTTACCTGTCTTGTCATTCCCCAGGAGCATCAGTTCCGGATGATCTGCTGCTTTCACCGGCACCCAACCTTCGCGCAACTTTTGTGACACGTTGGTCGGATTCGACTGCCCCAGAATATGCGTGGCTACCCAGTGGTAGACATATCCCGGCTCAGGCGTCGGATCAGGCAGGTTGCTCGGCGGCACATAGACTGCACGAGCGGATTTTTCGCGTGACTTCAAATCACGGGGGTTACGATCTTGGGTTTCAACCATTTTGGGCCTCCAGTTTCAAAATTTCCTGTGCATACTTTTGCGGATCGAGATTGAATTTCTTCACCAACGCGGCTTGCGATGGGGTTAGCTCAACCTTCCTCTTGCCTGTCGATCGACTGGCAGGAGCCACAACAGATGCAGGTTTTCTAGCCGGAGTCCCAGAAGACCGTGGCTTTTCGTCTGCGCCACCGAATGTTTCGGGGAACGTAGACTTCACGCGAGCGTCAATCTGCTCGAAGTATTCATCACTGCGGGGGTCCACCCCGTTGGACACTAGCTTTTGGTGCAGTCCTAGTGCAAAACTGGTTATTTCCTCAAACCCTGGGGAACCGAACCACTGGTTTTTTGCCTGCCAGCGCAGTGTCTTTTCGTCGGTTTGAACCCGTTGGGGTTGGGGTTGTCGTGTTTGTACAGGAGTTTCTGCCTGTTGTAAAGGGGCTACCCGAATATTTTTTGCATTTTTTACTTCCCAG